GAAGGACGGGCCTTACATCCAGCACCTCAGCAAGGCCACGGATCCGGGGGAGTGGAGCCAGGCGCACGAGGACTTCATGCTGGCCTACGAGCGGGATGTCCTGGCACGGCGCCTGCGGGCGATGGTGGAGGCGGGGCAATGACTGAGCTTCAGATACATCGAAGAGTGCGGATTGTGCTCGCGTGGTTCGACATCTGGATTGGCGCCTACTGGAACCGCGAAAAGAGGCGGCTCTATCTATTCCCCATCCCCTGCGTGGGGCTGCGCGTTGACTTTGCGAAAGCGAAGTGATGGCTGTGGCTGGCGTGACAGGCGAGCTCTACAAGGCAGGCGGCATGGACCGGGTGTACTGCGCGGACGCCGGCGAGTGGCTTCAGTCCCTGCCGCGGTTCGAGCGCCACACCAGCATCATCACGGACCCCGTCTGGCCGAACTGCATCCCGGAGCTCGCCGGCAGCGACGACCCCTGGGGCCTCTTCGCGCGAGTCGCCCGCGAGTTCCCCCGGATCGCGGACCTGGTGATCGTGATACTCGGCTGCCAGAGTGATCCCCGGTTCCTGGAGGCGATCCCGCGGGAGCTGCCGTTTGTGCGGACGTGCTGGCTTCAGTACGTGCCGGCCAGTCGCAAGGGACGTTTGCTTGGCGGAGATGTGGCGTACATATTCGGCGAGTTGCCCCAGCGTGTGGGGAGCCACGGTCTTCTGCCTGGAGGGATTTACGCGCAGGCCAGCGAGGAGGCAAGGGCGGCGAGGTCGCAGCACCCATGTCCGCGCCATTTGGATCACTGCGACTGGCTCGTTAAGCATTACGCCGGCGACATCGTCATAGACCCGTTCATGGGCAGCGGCACGACGATGGTGGCGGCGCAGAAGCACGGTCGGCATTTCCTCGGCTGCGACGTCGTGCCGCAGTACGTGGAGCTGTCCCGGCGTCGGCTGAAGGCGGCGCGCGAGGGGCTGACGCTGTCGGAGGCGCTGGGCGGGCAGAAGGGGCTTTGGCCATGACGGTGAGTACCGCGCAGGAGTTTTGGGTCAAGGTCAACCGCGAGCCGATGGCGTACCGCACGAAGGCCGTGCTCCATTTTCAGTGGGCCGAGCGGGACGCAATCGGATTCGGGCAGCTGGGATGGGAGGCGGCGCCGGCGCCGAAGGGCGGCGTGGCGCCCGAGCCCCGGTGTTTCGCGAAGATGTGCTGGCGGCGTAAGCGTGAGAACCACTGGGAGTGGTTCGGGCCGGGGGCTCCGGACGTCCTGGCCGAGCGGATGTGTTGCAGGGCAGTCGAGATGGACGCGCGGGTGACCGAACGGGAGGAGGTTGGCGAGAGGCGCGAGCGCCGCGAGTCGCGGCGCCAAACGAGCGACAGGCGTTGGTCAGAGGGCCGCAGGCCCGAAAGGAGCGAGCAGATGGAGAGACAGAAGGACGAGGCAGCCCAGGCGGAGCGCATTCTCCTGGAGCTGGAGAAGGCCGTGGGGCGCGACAACGCGCTGACGTCCACGGAGATATCCAAGAGGACGGGCTTGAAGCCGGGGCGCATCGGGCGGCTGATACGCGAGCACCGCGTGCGCTGGCCGGGCAAGCTGCGGACGGCCGGACCCCTGGGGTACTACTTCGAGGGGGGCGACGACGAGGAGGCGCCGGCAGGCACGGCGCTTCCACCGCAGGCGGCCGCAATGGCGGAGAGCCTGCGGGAGGCTCGGACCAACCCCGTGCCCGCGGCGACGGAGGAGGACAAGGAGCTGGTTTGCGTCACGATGGTGCGGAACGACGTCGTGGTCCGGCTGGAAGGGCCTCGATGCCGCGTTCAGGAGACCGCGTGCGAGTTGATCTGAAGAAACTGTCTGTGGCCGTGTGACGCGAGGACAGGGAGGAGGTAGGGGCATGACGGTAGCCGAGAAAGCGAAAACGCGCCTGGAGGACCTGCCGGTCGAGCGGGTCCTCCCGACGCCGGAAAACCCGAGGACCGCGGTAGTCGACGGCCCGGGCTGGGAGGACTTCCTCGCCAACGTCACCGAGTGCGGCGTGCTCGTGCCGGTCCACGTGAGGGAGCACCCGAAGAAGAAGGGCTTCTGGGACCTGCGCGCCGGCGAGAGGCGCCTGGCCGCGGCGAAGGCTGCGGGGTTCGACACCATCCCCGCGATAGTGCACGAGGGGATGGACGACGCGGACGCCTTCGAGCTCACCTTCACCGAGAACTTCGAGCGGCAGAACCTCACGGTCCTGGAGGAGGCCAAGGCCGTGGGGATCCTGCTCAAGCGCTGCCGCAACGTCGAGGCGGTCGCGAAGAAACTCGGCTGGCCGCCCAACGCCGTCAACCTGCGCGTGGCGATCGAGCGGCGCCTCAGCGAGAAGTGGAAGGCGGCGGTGTGCAAGCCGACGTCGGCCGTGTCGCACTGGCCGGCCTCGCACCTGGAACTGGTCGCGCGGCTGCCGGCGAACGTGCAGGACGGCCTGCTCGGCGAGCTGAACAGGGAACACATGGCGGCGGTGGGGTTTCGGAAGCTGACGTCCGAGCTGGCAGAGCAGATGCGGTTCCTGCGGCACGCGAAGTGGGACCTCGACGCGGTGGGCCTGGTGAGGTCGGCGCCGGCGTGCTGCAGCTGCAGGAAGCGGTCGAGCGTCGAGCCGGGGCTGTGGCACGACGACATCGCGACCGAGAAGGTCACCAAAGACGACAGGTGCCTCGACCTCGCGTGCTGGCAGGCGAAGATGCTCGCGTGGCTCTCGGGACGGATGCAGGAGCTGCGCAAAGCGCACGGGAACGTCGGGCTCTGGTACGGCGCGCAGAGGGTCGGCTGGCCGTGGGAGCGCATTGTGAGGCAGAAACTGAACGCGGAGCTCTACGAGGACTACGCGTACGAGGTCTGCAAGGAGACGACAAAGGGCGCGCGGCCGGCGATGATGATGGCGGGAGCGCAGGCCGGAAGCCTGCTGTGGGTGAGTCGGGGATATAGTTCCCGGTCGACGCCGGCGAGGCGCGAAGCGCAGGGCCCGACGTCGCTGACGGAAAGGCGCACGAAGCTGCGGCGCAAGCGGTGGGCCCGGGTCAACGAGCAGATGGTCGAGAAGGTTGAAGCGGCCGGCCTCGGAGACCTGGCGGGCGACAGGATGGTCACCCTGGTGGTCCTGGCGGGCGTGTTCGGCACGGACGCTCATTGGGCCTTCGGCCAGGAGGCCTCGAGGGCCAGGGAGCTCCTGACGCTGGCCGGCAAGAAGGGCGGCGAGGCCATGCAGCAGGCCGCGGGGGACCTGTGGGAGAAAGTGAGGGAGCACCTCGCCGACCATATCCTGCACACGATAGACCCCAAGACGAAAACGCCGGACTGGCTCGTGGCGAACATCCGCGTGGTGGGCTCGGCTCTCGGCCTGGACGTCCAGGAGATGTTCGACGAGGTCGCGAAGACAAAGGGGCTCACGGAGCCGAAGGGCTGGGCGCACCTGAACGCGGATGGGACGCCGAAGAAGGCGAAGGCGGGGGGGGAGAAAAAGCTGAAGAAAGCGGTGGCGAAGGTCTGCCCGACGTGCGTTGCAGCGAAGAAGGCCAAGCGGGCGAAAATCGTTCGTCGCCGGGGCGGGGTGAAGATGCAGGACATCCGCGAGGCGGTCGACGAAGTCGAGGAGGGGAGGGCGGGAGATGCCTGAGACGAAGGACGAGGACATGGCGGGGCTGAAGGCGCGGATTGCGGAGCTCGAGGACTACTCGCTGTACGCGGTGAGGACCGTCGCGCGCGAGCTGCGCCTCGTGCGCCGGCGGGTGGACGCGGCGGCCCGCGAGGTAGGGGTGACGATCCCCGAGGCCGTGTGCAAGCCCAGCGACAGGCTGCTCGTGCTCCTGAACGGCATGGGCCGGCAGATGGGGGCCATGGGCAGGACGCTGAACTCCATCGGCAGGGCATGGGGCTGCGAGTGGCGCGAAAGGATAGGACGGGGGGACGGGGCGGAGGGCGAATACTTTACGATACTCGGGGACGGGACTACGTGCAGCGGCGACGATACCGCTCAGAAGCCCTACCGGACGATCACGGGGAACGCCTCCGAGCAAGCGCACTCGACGAAGGGGGCGGGGCGCTATCTGAGTTGGCCGCAGCTTCTGGATGCCTTCGACCTGCCCGAGGACTTCGACATGGACAAGGTAGGCTATTTTCAGCTGGCGCGCCGGAGTAAAGCGCGGTTCCTCACACAGGGCGTGCCCGTCGCGGCGGCTTATGCACTGGCGTGCGCGGTGCGGGAAGCGCTCGTGGGTGAGGTATGAAACGGAACGCGACAAGCGCCCAGGAGTTCTGGAGAGAGGTCGGCAGGGACCCGAGGGAGTTTCGCACGAGCCAGATCCTCGGCTTCTACTGGAGGGACGACGGGGCAGTCGGCATCGGCCTTCTCGGCTGGGCGCCGGCGCCGGCGCACGAGGCGGGGGACCACCCGGAGAGGCCGCGGCGGTGTTTCGGGAAACTGTGCTGGTGGAGGAAGGGCCAGACCGTCAAGAACTGGTTCGGTCCCGGGCGCGCGGAGAAGGTGGCAACGGCAATGGAGGCGAAGGTCCTGGAGCTCGGGGCGCGCCTCCAGATGAAGAAACAGGTCGTCGGAGAGCAGGTAATCACGCCGGCGCGGCCGGCGCCAGTCAGACGGGAATGCCTTAGAGAGGAGCAGACGATGTCAAGGAAGGCCAAACACGAACTGCTGTCGTTCGAGGCGCTGGTGGGCGTCCTCGAGCACTGCGTAGGCCTGGAGAACGCGCTGAGGACGCGCGAGATAGCCGAGATGCTGGGCGCGGACGTCCAGTCGGTGAGGTACGCCATCAGGAAGTACGCCGACAAAATGCCCGGGACGCTCGTCAGCAACCAGAGGGCCGGTTACTACTTCCGGGTCGGCGAGGAGAGGGCGCCGGCGCAGACAAGCGGCGAGGCCGGGGCGGACGCGGTCGCGCCTGGGGCGGACGCGGTCGCGCCAGGCGAGGAGCTGAGCGGGTTTCAACAGGAAGCCCTCGGCCTGACGGGCCTGCAGCAACGCATGGGGCTGCACGAGGCGCAGCTGGGGCAACTGCAGGCCACAGACCGGGCGCTGGGCGGGTCCAGGGTGCAGGCGATCCGCGTGACGATGGTAGGCGTGGGCGTGAATATGGAGTTTGTGGCCTCGCGCGAGTGGGTGAGGAAGTCGCTGGCGATTCTGGTATAGGCTGCTGGAGGAGGAAAGAGGGAGATGCCTGAGACGAAGGGCGAGGACGTGGCGCGCCTGAAGGCGCGGGTAGTGGAGCTCGAGGAGTACTCGGTCTACGCGGTGAGGACTATAGCGGAGGAGCTGCGCGAGGTGCGCCGGTGGACGGACGTAGTCGCGCGGGACGTCGGGGTCACGATCCCGGACAGCGTCTGCAAGCCGAGCGACAGGCTGGTGGTCCTCTTGAATGGCATGGGGAAGCTGATGGGAGCGCAGGCCGGGGCGCTCATGTGTATCGGCAAGGGGCGGAACTGAGGGAGGAAGCTGTGGCGGCTGTATGGACTCGTTACGAGAAAAGGAGCGCTTTATGACGCCGGAAACGGAAGCGACGATCGTCTGGTGCCCGGTGTGCGCGAAGGCGAGGTTTGGATACACAGGGGAGCCGTGTCCAGGCTGCGGCGGAGAGACGCAGGCCGCCGAGGCCGTCATTACGGGGCAGGCCCGGGACCTGAGCGCCCTGCGAAAGGCGCTCGAGGAGGCGGAGAAGGGCCTGCGCGCGGCCGAGAAGCTTGAGGCGCAGTTGACCGCGCAGGCCAAAGAGCTGGATACCCTTCGAGGGAGGGTACGCGAGGAGGTAAGGATGCGCGATGTGGCGGAAAGGGTCAGGGAAGAGGTAATCGCGCTGCGGGAGTACCTGAAGAAGTTCCTGGAGGGAAGCCGGGAGAGCGAGGCGAGGCACACCGCGTACCAAAGCGCCGCGACACAGGAGCTCAAAGAGCTGCGCGCTACGGTGGGCCTCATGCACAGGGGCCTGTCGAAGCGGATAGGGGCCGTCGACAAGCACATCGACGGGGCGCAGCAGGGGCTGTCGAGGCAGATCGAGGTCCTCGACGGGGCGCACCAGGCGGTGTCGAAACAGATCGCGGTTGTCGACGAGCACGTCGCCGGCGTACGGAAGGCCGTCTTCGTGAAGCCGCCCGAGAAGGTCGGCTGGCTGCGGGGGATCCTGGGGGGGGCGAGGAAGTAACGGCCGTGCAGTGCTTCAAGTGCAAAAAGCCGCTGGGGAATCCGGACAGCCCGAGGACGCGCCGCTCGTTCTCGATGCAGTGGGTCGACGGGGCGATAAGGCCGCTGTGTCCGGAGTGCGCCTGGGGGCCGGCCGGCGGGGTGCAGGAGGGCGACGGGGCCGCGGAAAGGGGAGCTGATGGTAAAAGCACCGGAACGTCTCTACCCGCGGGTTGAGTGCCCCAAATGCGGGAAGCGGTACTGGCAGGGGAGGATCGCCTGCCCGGTCAATTACTGCCGGAAGTTTCGGACGAGCCAGAACCGCGGGACATGGCGCAAGAGGCGCCACACGTGCCGCGGCTGCAATACGCGATTCTTCACTATCGAGTTCACGCCCGGCGAGTAGGTTACATTTAGCGTAACCCGCCCCGTTGTAGAAGAGCGCTTTCCGACCGACTATGTACGTCGGGGGAGAGGAGAGCGCCGTGGCGAAGGCCCTCAGCGAACGCGCCGACCGCTTCTGCCTCGAGTACGTCAAGGACCTGAACGCCACTCGCGCCGCCCTCCGTGCCGGCTACTCCAGGAAAACCGCGTACTCCCAGGCCTACCGGCTGTTGAAGAATGTCGGTGTGCGCCGGCGCCTCAAGAAACTCATCGACCGCCGCGCTCAGCGCAGCATGGTGAAGGCCGAGGACGTCCTCGAGGAGCTGCGGCGGCTGGGGTTTTCCTGCCCGGCGGAGTTCGCCAGCTTCGGGCCCAAGGGCGTGAAGCTCAAGGACTCCTCGAAGCTCAGCCCCGAGCAGCTCGCCGCGGTGGCCGAGGTCGCCCAGGTCGACGGCCCCGCGGGGCGCAGGAACATCCGCCTGAAGTTCCACGACAAAGTGGCGGCGCTGCGCCTCCTGGGCGAGCACCTGGGGGTCTTCAAGAAGGATCTCTTCGAGGGGGAATCCTACCAGGTCCAGCTCAACATCGTCAAGTCTTACGACGGGGATAAGAAGAAGTGATCGAGCGAAATGCAGCGGGCGAGCCCATAACGCTCAGCGTGAGGCAGACCCAGGCCTTCGAAACGCTCGAGGACCCGACCGTAAAAGAGGTACTCTACGGCGGCGCGAAAGGCGGCGGGAAAAGCGTCCTCGGCTGCGTGTGGGTGGCGGCGAGGGCACTGGAAATAATCGAGGAGTTTCAACTCGAACCGAGGAAGTACCCCATACCGATCGGGTTTATGGGGAGGGCTGTAGGTACGGATTTCGGGGACACCACCCTGGAGACGTGGAAGGAGCAGATCCCCGGAGGGCTGTACACGATAAAAGAGCAGGCCCATGAGGTCATAATCGGAGGGGCTGTTGCGATACACTTCGGCGGGTTCGACCGGACCGAGGCCGTGAACAAGTTCAACTCAGCGGAGTTCGCCTTCATCTTTATCGACCAGGCCGAGGAGCTCGTGCGGCGCAAGGGCCGAGAGGACCCGGTCGCGCTGCTGAGGGCGACGCTCAGGCGGAAAATCGGAGGGCGACACCCGAAGTACAAGGCATTGTGGACGGCCAACCCGCGGCAGGGGTGGCTGAAGGATGAGTTTGTCGAGGGCAAGGACCCGGAGCGCCGGTTCATCCAGGCGCTGCCGAGCGACAACCCGAATTTGCCGCCGGACTACGTGCGCACGCTGGAGAAAGCGTTCGCGCACAGGCCCGAGCTCCTGGAGGCGTACCTGCACGGCTCCTGGGACGCGTTCGCGTCGGACGACCAACTCGTACGCGAGTCGTGGCTGAGGGCCGCCGAGGAGCAGACGCGGTACTACGCCACCGAGCGGGTCCTGGTGACGTGCGACCCGGCGCGTTTCGGGGACGACGAGACCGCGTGCTACGTCCTCTCGGAGGCGAAGATCTTAAAAACGCTCATCTACGGCAAGAAGGACCTGGTCTACACGGCCAACAACCTTCACATCCTCGCGCACGAGGCGGGCGGCTGTCTTATCGTCGTCGACGAGGCGGGCCTGGGGTCGGGGGTGGTGGACATCCTGCGCGACATGGGCGACGAGGTCCTGGGCGTTAACTCCCAGGCCGCGAGCTCGGACGCGCGCTACGGGAACCTGCGGGCGGAGATATGGGACACGGTCGCGCAGATGTTTGCGGCCGGCGACGTGGACACCGACCCGCTCGACGCGCAGCTCAAGGCGCAGCTGTGCTGTCCGACGTACAAGTTCAAGCGCGGCCGGATGTACGTTGAGGAAAAGGATGAGATCAAGGCCCGGCTGGGTCGCTCCCCCGACGAGGCCGACGCCTACGTGATGGGCCTGTGGGCCCTCCAGTACGCGCGTCCGGTTGCCAAGGGCGCGAAGGCAGGCAGACGCCGGCACCGGATGAGGCCGGCGATGGCGACGTAACCGAGAGGAGAGAGTGATGGCGAAGAAAGCGAAAGCCGCCGGCACGGCCAAGGCGGCAGTGGCGCCGTTGACGGCGTCGGAGAAGGTAGAGCTCGAGCAGATGAGGGAAACGCAGAGCTCGCGGCGCGGGCCGTACCTTGACGCGGGCCAACTGGCCAGGATGCGCCAGCTCGAGGCGAGGGACTGGGCGTACAAGGGGACCAGCGCGTGAGCGAGGACGTTCAGGAGAAAAAGCCGAGCGAGCTGACCGACGAGGAGCTCGCAGGCAGGCTTCTGACGTGGCACGCCGAGGCGATCGAGGCTAACGGCGACTGGAGGGACGACGCGGCCAAGGCGCAGCGGTTCCGCCGCGGCGACCAGTGGGATCCCACTGTGCGGCAGATGCTCGAGAGGGAAAACAGGCCGCACCTCACAATAAACCACATTCTCCCCATCACGAACCAGGTGTGCGGCGCCCACGCGCAAAACCCCAAGGACTACCGGGCGTTTCCCCGCAGGGAGGGCAGCACGACGCTTGCACGCATGCTCACCGCGCTGGTCAAACACGCCATGGACCTCTCCAACGGCACCTACCACGCCGGCGACGTCTTCAAGAACGGCATCGTCACCGGCAAGGGATGGTACTACGCACGCGTGGACTACTCGAAAGACCCCGAGCACGGCGACCTCGTAATCTCGAGCCTCCTGCCGGAGTCGGTCGACGAGGACCCCACGGCGAAGGCATTCGACCTCAACGACCCGGACAGCGGCGCGCGATACGTGTTCGTCACGGAGTACATTATCCAGGAGAGGGCAAGGGAGCTGTGGCCGGAGTACGCTGAGGACATGGGCCGCAGCGCCTACGTCCCGACGCCGGCGGCGAGCGTCGCGCAGAAGGTACGCGGGATGCTGAACCGCTGGTACAGCCGCTTGCGCAAACAGAGGCCCGAGGAAGAGGACGTCGACGGCCTCACCGACAAGTACCGCTTCCGGGTCGTCACCGCCTGGTGGAAGGAGTGGCGCCGCGAGGCCACCTGGTCGGACCGCATCATGCAGAGCTCGATGGTCCTGACGAAGGCCTCGGATATAGCCAAGGCGAAAAAGGCCACCCGGCAGCAGCCGAAGCGCTTCGCCGTGGCGGAGGCGGTCGTGGCCGTCCTGCACAAGGCGGTCCTGGTCGAGGACGTCCTGGTCGAGAGGAAAGAGGACCCGTTCGGCGGCGTGTCGCGGTACCCCGCGGTACGCTACCCGGCCTACCACGAGGCCGGCCGGTGCTTCGGCATGGTGGACAATCTCATCAGCCCGCAGGAGGAGGAAAACAAGCGCCGAAGCCAGGCCCTCCACAACCTGAACCAGTCGGCTAACTCCGGCTGGATGGTGGAGGAGAGGGCGGTGTCCGACGACGTCCTGGACGAGATGCGGCAGTTTGGGGCCTCGCCCGGCATCATCATAGAGCACAAGCCCGGCAAGCGGCCTGAGAGGATCGAGCCGGCCAAGCTGAGCCGTGGACACATGGAGCTCGCGCAGCTGGCGGCCGCGGACATGAGGGAGATCTCCGGCGTCAACACGGAAAGCCTCGGCTACGCGCCCAACGCGCCGGCAAGCGGCCGGGCCCTGGCCCTCCAGCAGCGCCAGGGCGCCGTCACGACACAGCTCATGCACACGAATTTCGACCACGCCAGCGAACTCTTCGGACAGCTCCTGGTCGACCTGGTCCGCTACGCGGGACTCTACAGCGAAGAGGAGATAAAACTCATCGTCGAGAAGGCGGACCTGGTCGACGCGGACCTGTTGAGGCAGGCGGCCGAGACCGTGGGGCCCGCGCCGCAGGCGCCGCCCCCACCGAATCCCGACGCGCTCGCAGTGCTGGAGCCCGAGGACCAGGCGAAGGTATCAATGGCCTACCAGGAGACCGCCACGGCCCACGCCGCGCTCATGGACCGGTACACGGCCACCGTGACCAGACGCGCCGAGGCGCTGCTTCTGGCCGAACTGGCGGACATCAAGAAGGGTTCGTACGACGTGCGGGTCCAGCAGTCTCCGAGCTCGCCCACACAGAGAATGGCCGACCTGGCGGAACTCTCCGAGTGCAACCAGGCCTACCCGGGTTCGATCCCGCCGGACATTTTCGTGGCGGCGACGGGCCTGCACAACAAGGAAGAGATTATCGAGCGGCTCAGGGAGCCGACCGGACCGCCTGTAGCCGGCAGGGCTCCGAGGCGCCCCCAGGCGGAACCCGTCCAGGGAGGGCCGCTGTGACGTTTCACATAAAGGAGGATCTCCCGCGCCCCCTGGAGTACGCGCCGACACAGGACCTCGTCGAGGAGCTCATGACTCGCGGGGACGCGGTCGTGGTGGTGGTGGCCCGCCTGGACATCCTGCCGGGAGTGAACGCGCTCAAACGACGGTGGCACGGGAACATGAGCAAGTGCATCGACCAGTGCCAGGCAATTATTGACGAGGTCTCTGAGCTGCTGGCCGAGGAGGACTTGCGCCACGACGACGAGGGTGCTGATAGCGAGCTGACAACTTAAAAACCGGGGCGGCCCGGGACGGTCGGATCAACCGTCGCGGGCAATGCCGGACATCCAGAGGGCGGTACTGGTGCACCAGCCAGGCCGCCCTTTTTTTGTTGGGCGCGCCCCGCGCCAGTAATCGCCCTTGCGGGCGTTTCCCGCCACCGCGACGGGAGTTTCGCGGGTTCCCCGACTGCCGGGGCAAGGCAGGTGCGGCCGTCCGCGCCGTCAAGCGGAACGTGAAGGAGAGAGCCATGAGCGAGACAAGCTGGGTGAAGAACGTCTCGGGAGAGGACATCGACGACGCCCCCGAGGAGGAGCTGGCCGAGGCTGCTGAGCCGGTCGAGGGCGACACCCCCGACGAGGCGCCGGCGCCAGAGCCCGCGGCTCCCGACGAGGCCCCCGCGGAGAGTGAGCCCGAAGGCGAGCCCGCGCCCGAGCCGGTCCCGGATCCCGCGCAAGCGGGACTGATACGGGACCTGCAGGAGGAGCGTGCGCGCAGGCAGGCCGCGGAGGACCGCCTGGCGCGACTCGACGCGGCCAAGCCGCCCGAGGCGCAGGCCCCGACTGCCGCGCCGCCCGCCGAGGAGGCCTCGCCGTTCGACCAACTCGACGACGACGACCTGCTGACGGTCGGCGAGTTCAGGCGGCTGGAAACGGCCAAGCAGCAAAAGGCAGAGCGCGAGGGGTTTGAGCAGAACCTTGCGCAGAGCGAGGCCCGGGCGGTGGCCGAGTACACGAAGGACTCAGCCGGCGAGGGCCTCGACTACGCCAGCGTTATCAACGCCGGCGGCCGCAGCTTCACGCCGGGCGACCGCTTCGACATAGCCCACTCGCACGACCCCGCCAAGCTCGCCTACGAACGGGCTATCGAGCGCACCCCGGAACTCAGACAGCGCGCGCTCATGGCCGCGGTGAAGAAGGCGCTCCAGGAAATGAGCGGAGAGACGCCCGCGCCGGCCACCAGGCCGCCCGCGGGACAACCACCACCTAAACGCCCTCTCACCCAGCGCCAGATACTCGGCCCGGCCAACTCGCCGCAGTCGGTAGTGCGGGCGCTGGTGGGAGAGCCCGAGGAGGACTAAACAGTGGCGACGACTACGTTCGGCACCGCTGACCCGAGAACGCAGACCAAGTGGTCCAAAAAGCTCTTCGAGTACGCCCTGCTCAACATGGAGCTGACGCAGGGCGGCCTCATGGGCGACGGGAGCGACAACGTCATACAGGTCGCAAACGAGCTCACCAAGGGCGCGGGCGACAAGGTCGTGTTCAAGATCCGGAAGCCCCTGACGGGCGCCGGCGTCGGCGACGACGGGATCACAAGCGGATACTCCGAAGCGCTCAGCATCATGAACTTCCGCGTGCCCGTCCACGAAAGGAAACACTCGGTCGCGTCCAGCGGTCCCATGAGCGAGAAGCGCACCGACACGGACATCCGTGGCGAGGCGCGGGACGCCCTGGGCGACTGGCTGGCCGAGAAGATGGAAAACGACCTGGTTGCGGCCCTGGCGGGGCTGTACAACGAGAGTTCGGCCATATCGACGGTCAACGAGCTGAAGCCGTCGGCCTCCCGGAAGTATTTCGGGGGGCAGTCGATCTCGGGGAGCCTGGCGCCCGCCAGGACCTACGACGCGTCCCTCGGCTATCCCATAGCCGGGTCGGCGTGGCAGCCCCAGTGCTACCTGATGGGGACCAGGGTCATCTCCCTGATCAAGCGCAAGGCGCAGCTCGTTGCGCCCAAGTTCAGACCCGTCAAGATCGGCGGGAAAAAGTACTTCGTCATGCTCCTGCACCCCTTCCAGGTCAAGGCGCTGCGGCAGGAGACGGGAGCGACGGGGTGGGCGCAGATCCAGGCCGCCGCGAACGTCCGCGGAGAGACCAACCCGCTCTTTTCCGGGGCGGTGGGCGTGTGGGACGGCGTCATTCTCCGCGAGTACGAGCGCGTACCCACGCGCCTGGGCGCCGGCTCGGACGGGCTGGCGGAGGGGTTCCTGTTGAACACGGGCAAGACCGCGACAACGGACCCCGCGCATACGGGCATCACGATCGCCCGGGCGCTGTTCCTCGGGATGCAGGCCGCGTGTCTCGCGTGGGGGAAGATGCCCACGTGGACCGAGGACCTCGAGGACGTCAGGACCAAACCCATCGTGGCCCTGGACTGCATCTACGGCGCGAGCAAGACGCAGTTCAGCCTGCACACGCCCCCGTCGACCGACACCGCGCAGGAGGATTTCGCGGTGTGGATTGTCGACACGTGCGTGCAGCCTGACTAACCGGACCCGACCCGTGGGGCCGGCGCGAGCCGGCCCTGCGGGGCTTTTTCGAGGACGGGCGACTATGACGCTGACTTTTGTGCCGGTCGACCAGGTAAAACCCGGGCAGATATTCCACTCGGGCGGCGTAGACCACGTCGCGCTCACCAGAGACCCCGACGGGCGGCTCGGCATTGTCATTTCCGACCTCGCGGCCACCGAGCGCGAGATGGGGGGCTGGCTCCAGGGCGGCGACCCGATGCAGGACCTCATGGACGCCGCGGTCTATAAGCGGGACCCCGAGGCCCGGGCGGAGCTTATGACGAGAGACGACTGGAGGAATTTTGCGCGGCGGTACATCAGGACCCGGCACAACTGGACCAGAAACAAGACGCTCGCGCGCCTGGACCGCCGGCGCGCCTCCCAGGGGCCCGCTACCGTCGTGACCGACGCTTTCTCCGGCCGTCCGTGCCTTATCGTGGGGAACGGCCCGAGCCTGGCGAAAAACGCCGCGCTGCTGGAGACCGTCGACACGTCGAGGGCCGTCGTGATCTACACCAACCGCGTCCCCCAGGGGGCCCGCACCGACGGCGCGTACTACGCCTGCGTCGACCACCTCGGCCGGGACCGCTCCGGGCGCAGCTTCGTCGAAGGGCTCGATACCAGGTCCATGACGGCGCTTCTGGACTGCCGCGTGGCATGGCACGTCGCCGACGCGCCCTGGCGCGCGAGGATGTGGCTGAGGGCTTCCTACCGGGGCGACCGCCTCGTGGCAGAAATCAAGCGCGCGCTCCCGTGGGTGACGCCGACGGTGGAGTGGCACCTGAGCCTCACGCGCCTCTTGCACGCGGCCTTTCTGTGGGGGTGCCGGCCGATAGTCCTGGTGGGGCAGGACCTGGCCCTCGGCGAAGAGCCCGAGATGCACCCGGGCGAGCCGATAGACTTCAGCGAGGAGGACGAGGCGAGCTGCTTTTTCCGCCTGCACCCGTCCATGGCGCGCTTCGCCAGCGAGGCGGGAGCCCCTCTGCCGCAGTCGCGTTTTCTCATCGAGCAGGACATCGCCGGCCGGCCCACCTGGACGACGACGGACTTCTACCAGGCCGCCGTGCACGTGCAGGGCCAGATGGAGCTCCAGACGGCGCTGTCTCGCATCCATGTGAGGCGCCGGCCCCGGTTTATCAACGCTACCGAGGGCGGGATCCTCCGCAGGGGCTGCGAGCACATGACTCTCGCGGCCGTGCTCGAGGAGTACGAGCTGAAAGGACAACGTCATGCCGCAGCGTGAGTTTTGCAGCGAGCATATGAAGATGGCGGAAAACGTCGCTTCGACCCGGGCGACGGTGGAGGCCATGGAGGGCGGGCTTGGCGACGTTAAGAAACAGGTGGGCAAGATTTTCTACCTCATGCGCGAGGACCGGGCCTGCGTGGCGAGAAAGAACGGCAACGTCCGCGAGGACCTCGGCCGGCTCAAGGCGATCGGCTATCTCAAGGTCGGCGGCACGAGCGTGGGGATCGTCGCCGTGCTTGAAGTCATAATCTGGGTGATAAAACTGGTCAGGGCGGCGCCATGAAGATCACTACGAGGGTCATAGCGAGGGCGCGCCTCGGGGCTCCCGTATGGGACCGAGTGCTCGTTGTGGTGTCCGACCTCCATCAAAACAGCAGGGGCGGCCACGACAATTTCCAGGCGCGCCTCTTCAAGGAGTTCCTGCTCCAACTGATAGAGGAGAACGGGCGGGACATGACTCTCTTTATCGCCGGGGACCGGCACGAGAGACTCGAGGAGCCCCGCGGCGCGCGCCTGGCGAGAAACAACCTGGTCGTCGACCGGATCATGGGACGCGTCGACACCATCGACCTGCCCGGCAACCACGACGACGTAGACGGCGACCGGAAATACCTCTATGAGTTCTCCACCGATAAGATCCACGCCTGGCACGGCCACCAGCTCGACCCGGCCTGCAGCGGCGCCGGCAGGCTCGACAAGGTCGGTTCGGCCGTGTGGGGAGCGCTCGAGCGCGTAGGACTCGGGAAGCTCCTGGGCGGCCTCAAGGAGCGCGCGCTGAGAGCGGTGATGCGGCGGCGGAAAACGGCGTCGCTGCGCCAGGACGACAACACGCTCTACATCGAGGACGCGCGCGCGAGGATGGAGGCAGCGCGGGCCGAAGATCGCCTCCCGCAGCTGTTGTACGTCTGCGGGCACACCCACGGACCGCAGCTTGTGGAACTCGGCGACGGGGCGGTTTTTGCGAACGCGGGCTGCTGGACGCGCCGCGGCCTGGGATACGCGGTCGTCGTCGATGCGATGGAAGTCGAACTCATCGAGGTAAGAGAAGCCTTTTGGAGGGCGCTGGCGTGAAACGCTACAAGATGGAGATGTTTGTGCCCCTGGTGGCGATCCTCGCCATTGCGGGCCTGGTGTGCGCCGGCTGCAGTACCGCCAGGGGGAACATGGCCCTTGGGCGGACCGCGGTCGTCGTCGCGCTGCGGGTTCAGGCCGTTAATGAGGTGGAGCTGGCGCTGGCGCGGCCGTACCTGGTGTACCTCGAGAGGATCCTGCGCGCCGAGCCGGCGAAGGCGCCGGTGCTCCTGGCCGAGATGGTCGAGGAGGAGATAGGTAATTGGGGAGGGAGCCTCACGAATGAAGAGCGCTCCCTCGTCTGCGACGTCGTCTACTGCCTCTTGATAGGCGTCGAGGCGCGGGCGAGGACGCCCGAGGAGGCCCGGGCCGCGGCCCAGGCCGCGGACATCGTCGCGGGCATCCTCGCGGCCATAGACGCGATCGTGCCCCAGGTAGAGGGTCCCGGCTGATGTTCAGAGGCATACGAGAGCTCAGGCTCCTCTTCGACCGAGGGGTCCAACTGCAGGTGAGCAGCGCGGTTGTCGTCGCGCCGGACGGCAAGGCCGCCGACCTCACGGCCGACGCGAGGATACTCGACCCGACCCTGGGGGAGATTTACGTTGACAAAGACCCGGCCGGAAACGTGCGCAGCATCCAGATTCAGAGCGAGGGCAAGCCCGACCCGGAGTGGTGGGTTGAGAAAGACCCGATGGCTGCGTCAAAGGTGTCCCCGTGACAACGCACTGGTCGAGCAACGCCGAGAACTGGACGGACCTGACGGGCCACGGCGTCAGCCTCAGCGGATACGAGGGACTGGATGAGGATTGGGAGTATTGGTCGCCGTACCAGGGCACGTACTCTTGGTGCTGGGGCGTGGCCGCTACGGCGGGATGGGCGCGCGGCTACAAAGACATCGCCGGCGCGCTGCCGGTCGGCTCCACGTTTCATGTTGGGTTCGCCTTTATGACAGTGCGGGATAAGGACGACCTACCGAGTTCGTACGACCCGGCGGTGCCCTCCGGCTCCGTCAATTTGCTTTCCTGCACAAACGCGACGAGCAGCAAGGGGCTGCTATTGCAGATGACATCGGTTAACGGCGCGAGCCACGGTAAAAAACTCCGGGTCGCCACCAATGTTGTCTCAGGGTCCGGGGATTCGAGCGACGGGGTCGAGAAAGAGACGTGGAATCTGATAGACCTCTACTACTACATGCACAACACCGCCGGCTATGGGCAGCTCTTCGTCAACGGGACGCGCTGGGCGCAGTTCTCCGGCGTGGACACTTACGACGGGGACATCGGGCGCATTAAACTGGGCCCGTCGTACAAGGATAATGAGGCGTCGAGATTAACGACTTGGTTCGATGCGGTTGTGTGGGACGACGAGGCCAGCCCCCTGCCGCCGGGGCAGCGCGCGCGTGGGAAGGTATCGAGCAGCCTCGCGGGCGGATGCTCGCGCGGCGGGCTCGTGTCGGGGCCGCAGGCGCTTCGTCAGTACCGGGAAATCGAGCGGAGGAGGAGGGCTGCGTAAATGTACCTGGGCGATTACGTCGAGGACTCGGTGCTCTACTTCACGTGGGGAACCAACGACACGAACGGCGCCAGCATCACGAGGTCCACCAACGGCACCGTCCAGGTCTACAAGGACGACGGGACGACGGAGTCGGTCGCCGGCGTGACGGACACGGAGGATTTCGACGGGCTCACGGGCCTTCACATGTGCAAGATCGACCTGAGCGCCGACGCGTTCTACCTGCCCGGGCACGACTACAGCGTTGTCTTGAATGGCGCCGTGATAGACACCAGGACGGTGTACTCGCCGCTTGCCATGTTCTCGATCGAGAACCGGACTACCTCGGCTGTCAAGACCGTGGTGGACGCTATCCAGGCGAAGACCGACAACCTGCCGGCGGCCCCTGCCGACGACACCAGCATCGACTCGCAGCTCGGGGTGATAGACGCGGTGGCGGACGCGGTCAAGGTCGTAACGGACAAGATAGACGAGATGCTCGAGGTCGACGGCCCCATACACCGGCTGACGGCGAACGCGCTGGAACAGGCGCCCGCCGGCGGCGGCGGGTCTGGTATGCCGACGATGGAATAGGCTCGTGCTACGTAGCGAAGCGAGACTTCGCAGAGTAGGAAGAGACACATGGGATGCCCACAGACCGGCGTGCTGTCCAAGACGCTGACCTTCAGCGTCACGACCAGGAACGCCTCGGGCGGCGCGGTCGACGCGGACGCGAGCCCCACGTACCGGATTTACGAGGACGAGACGGGCACGCCCATTATGACCGGGACCATGAGCAAGCTCGACGACCCCTCGACGACCGGGTTTTACGCGGAGACGATAACTCTCGCCGCCTCGAGCGGCTTCGAGCCGTACAAGACCTACACCATTTACGTCGAGGGCCTGGTGGCCGGCGTCACCATACAGAAGAGCTGGGCGTTCCTCTGCCTGCGGGCCGAGGTCGCCGACGACCTCACTACCGGCCCCGTGGGGCCCGCGGACGTCCTCGCCGCCGTCAACAAGCGGCTGCGGCGCCGGGAGACCGGCGTGGACGAGGAGCTGCGGGCTGCGCTCAAGGACATCACCGGCCTGGGCAACTTCCTGGAGGCGACGGAGAGCCCCGTACTCCTGGCGACCGAGGATGCCGTCAGCCTGCCTGCGGATTACAAGGCCATGCGCCAGGTGTCGATAGACGGCGTCAGCCTCGTGCCTATGAGCCTGGCCGAGTACCTGGAGGGGACCGGGTCGGGCGCGCTGGCCGGCACGCCGGAGATGTATTGCGTTTTCAAGGGGGAGGTCCTGTTCGACAGGTCGCCGGCGGCAAACGTGACCGTCAGAATAGACTACTTCCGCTACCACCCCGGGGACGTCTCGACGGTCCTGCTGCCGGACGAGTTCCGCGAGGCCATCTACTGCCTCACCACGGCGAAGGTGGCCGAGGGTTACGACCTCAACGCCCAGGCGCAGAAGTGGCTGACGGCCTTCAACGGGGAAATGACGGTCCTGGCGCCTCGGACCAAGCACGAGCTCGCGCGGGTAAGGTACATCGACATATAGGAGAACGACATGGCCTTCGGCGACACCTTAAACACGGACACGCCGGCGGAATACGCCGAGCGTCCCAGCCTGGGCAACGACCGGATCCGGGAGATGAAGCGAGCGCTCCAGGAGCGGCTCGACGTCGACCACTACTTCCCGGCCGACACGCCGGGCGCGGGGCAGGTCGACGACGCGGACACGGGAGAACACCGGCAGCTCACGCTCAGGGAGAGGGCGGTGCCGGCGGCGGTCGGGGAAAACAAGGCCGTCATGTTCGCCAGCGAGATCGGGGGCAAGGTCGGCGTCAGCATCGTCGACGAGGACGAGCTCGTCAAGGACGTGACCATCCAGACCGGCGGCGTCCACGTCCTCAACCTCGAGGGCAAGGACTTCACCGCGGCGGCTGCGGCCATCACCGACGACCTGACCATCGACGTGAGCGGCGGCAAGCTCCAGCTCAAATCCGGCGACGCGGCCAACGGCGTCCAGGCTGGGCATCTCAAGACTGGCGCCGGCGATTTCGTGGATGGCGAGACGCTCGCCATCGGAGGCAGCGGCGTACAGGTGAAAACGGGCGTCCTCGGCCAGGCGCTGCAGGACTCCGGCACGAGCAACATCTCCGAGGCGACCGGCGCCTGGGCGGACATGGCCGACATGGACGTGGACATCACTACCACCGGCGGGGATCTGCTCATCGTGGCTTCCTTCCCCTGCCAGCACGGCGGGGCGGCCCAGCTGCTCGTCGGCGGCGTGGCAAAGACCGGCACCACCTGGGCGCCTGCGACCACCGACGACAAGGTCCCGGTGTCCGTCCAGTGGCTCGAGACGGGCCTGGCCGCGGACACCTACACGGTCAAGGTCCAGTGGAAGAAACTGACGAGTTATAACCCCCTGTGCAGCTGTACGACCTGGGGGACCAAACGCGTTCTGACGGTGGTGGAGCTCCCCCACGCGGTGTCATGATGCCGAGGTTTGGAATAGCAAGCCCCGTAATGGGGCTCAGGACGAACGTCCCGGGCATAGCCCTGTCCGAGGCGTACGCGCCTGACAACGACAACTGCCGGCTGGTGGACGGCGAGGTCCACCGCTGCAAGGGGCCGGTCCGCGAGTTCTACGACGGCGCCGCTGAGAAAATCGCCCTGCCGCGGCGCGTATTCCCCATCACCGCGCTGGCGGCCAAGACGTTCACCGTCGCGGGAGACCAGTCCAGCTACTTCACCGCCGGCGAGACGATCCGCTGCAACGGCTCGACGGACAACGACGGCCTCTACACGGTCGTCTCGGCCACGTTCGACACCGACCACACCGACATCGTCCTGGTCGAGGACATCAACACCGCGACGGCGGACGGGAACGTCTTCGAGGGGACCACGCCGGTAATACATATGCACCAGCTCGTCACCGCGGCGGGCGGGGTGGAGTACTTCTTCGTCTACACGGCCTACAACATCTTCTCCTGGAACCCGACCTCGTCGGTGCTCACGGTCGAGTGGACCGTGGCGGCGGGCGCGGGGTGCGAGTACTGGCAGAGCGTCAACTTCTGCGACAATGTCGTCTCGACGAACAACTCGGACGCCCCTCTCAAGTGGCTCTCGAGCGCGCCGGGATCGCACTGCGGCTCCCTGGCGGACGCGGCCGGCGTCGTGGACAAGGCCAAGTTCGTAACGACTTTCGAGAACGTCCTCATGTTCGGCCACATCACCGCCGGCGCCACGGTCTACGGACAGCGCATAGCCTGGTGCGACTTCGGCGACGACACCACCTGGGCGGGCGGGAACGCGGGCAACGCGGACATCACAGGCAACGACGCGATCTCCGGGGGCTTTGGCGGGACCGCGGAGCTCCTCTACATCTTGAAGGAAAGGTCGATACATAAGCTCTGGCTCGTGACGACGGAGGACGTTTTCAACAACGCCCCGGTGCTGCTGGGCATCGGCTGCCGCGCGCCCGACAGCGTCGTCGTCGACGGCGAGGGGCGGGTCTTTTTCTACGGCACGGACCGGAATATGCGCGAGGTCGTCGAGGGCGAGATCTCTCAGTCGATCGACAAGCTGGTGAGGGACATAGGCCCGGACGCGCTGCCGGGCATCAGGGGCGCGTTTATCGAGGAGTATAACGAAGTCTGGTGGGCGGTACCTTACAGCTCCGGCCAGGCCACCAACAACAGGATCCTCAAGTTCGGCGGCGGGGTGTGGAACAAGTCCGACCTGCCCGTCAGCTCCTTCGGGCGCTTTAACCGGCAGTCGAGCATGGTTTGGGAAGATTTACCATATTCGACCTGGGAGGAGTGGGCCTGGGACACCTGGGAGTCGGTGGAGGGCGACAAGGGCTACACGGTGGACCTCTCGGCCGACTACGACGGCTACGTGTACGCGGTGCACGGCGCCAACTCCTCGGACGGCGAGGACGTCCAGGCGCATTTTGTGATAGAGACGGACCTGACCGCCAAGCAGGAAATCACGCAGTACAAGCGCCTGCTCTACGTGCAGACGTACTGGAGGCCCTCGCAGACCGTCACGGACGTAGCCGTCGACGTGAAGGCCGACGGCGCGGCCACGTGGGAGCGGGTCGCGGACATCCAGTTTGGGGGGGATCTCGAGTACCAGGTCGTCGAGTTCCCATGCGACGTAAGGGCCAAGAGCTTCCAGGTCAGGGTGAGCTGCTCGGCGCCGTTTGCCTTCCTGGGCATGGTCTTTGACTTTGAACTTGTGGGGTACTACTGATGCCGACGACCGCGAAGTCCGTGACGGTGCCGGTGGAGATCCGGGACCTGGCGGACGCCCGGCGGGTCATAGAGGCGCTTATGAGGAAGCTGGACGAGCAGCACAGGCGCAACCGCAGCGACATGGAGGCCCTCGAGGCGCGCGTGGCCGTGCTCGAAGGGCCGTAGGAGGCTACAGACATGGGATTCTTCACAGGCGAGGCGCCCAAGCTCAAGACGATCCCGCTCACGCCCGAGCAGGAGCAGGCGCAGAACTACCTGCGGCGGTTGCTGAGCCAGTCCCGCAAGGTGGACATACCCACGCTCGGCGTGGCCGGGATGGGGAGCGCGGAGCAGCAGGCGCAGACGCTCCTGGAGCAATACCTCTCGCAGGCGCCGCGCGGCTACGAGGCGGGCATGGCCGAGCTCGAGCGCACCCTGGGGGGCGGGTACGACCCGCTGGCCTCGGAGTACTGGAAGGGCTTCAGGGAGCAGTCCGCGCTCGACGAGGCGAAATCCGTCGCGGGACTGCGGCGCGGCGCCCAGGCCGGCGGGATGTACTACTCCGAGCCGAGCATGAGGACCGAGGGGGACTTGAGGGCGCGCTACGGGGCGGACAGGTCGGCGCTTCTCGGGAGCCTCTACGAGGCCGAGCGCGCCAGGATGCAGGGGGCCGTGCCTCAAATAATGCAGTACGGCCAGGAGCCGGTCAACCGCGTCGGCGTAGGGATGCAGTACGGCGCGCTGCCGAGGGAGCTCGACCAGGCCAGGCGCGACGCGGAGTACAACACGCTGCTGCAGAAGGTGATGCTCCCGTACACGACCGGCGCCGGGATCGCCGGCAACCTCTGGCAGATGCAGCCGACGTCCTACATGACGCAGGGAAAGCCGAGCGGTTTCTCGCAGCTGATGGGAACTGCGGGGCAGATCGGCTCCATGGTCGCGCCGTTCCTGGGCGGCGGCCTTGGCGGTGCGGCGGGGGCCGCGACGAATCAGCTTTCGGGCGCGAGCCCGTCCGGCAAATACGACGCCCGCTACCAGTGGGGGGGCGTAGGAACGACACCCTCGTTCCGATAGAGGAGAGACCACGATGCCGTACATAGGACAGCTGCCGACGAGGCTCCCCTACGAGGAGACGAACCTCGGCGCGCTCTCGGACATGCTCAGCCAGTTCGACGAGGCGCGGCGCCAGGGCATGAGCCGAACCGCGCTCGAGGCCGCGCTCGCGGGCAAGACCCCCGCGGAGATAAAGGCGAACGTCCAGGGTGTCGTCACGCGCAAGCCCAAGAGCCTGCTGGGGGCGGCGCTGAACGCTTTCAACCCGGCAGGGGCCTACGGGGGCGCCCTCGACCCGGCGACGCAGTCCCTGGTCGGGAGCCTCGTCGGCGACACCATGCAGTTCGGCGGCATCAGCGACGAGGAACGCGACCGCGCCATGAGGATAAAGCTCGGCCTCGCGCCGGGGGCCGGAGAGCCCTACACCCTCGGACCGGGGCAGCGAAGATTCACCGCTGGGGGCGTCGAGGAGGCGGCCGTCCCGCCTGAATACAAGCCGCGGGCGCCCATCGCCGTGGGCCAGGGAGGCGCGCTATTCGATCCCGTCACCGGCGAGGTCGTCTACGAGCGCACGGCACCGCCGCGCGTAATCGGCGTCGGCGCCGGGGGGTCCCTCATGGACAGCGAAGGTAACGTTATCGGGACGGCCCCGCCGGCGCCGCGCAGCTGGACGGAGATCATCGGCGAGCTCGACCTGGAAAACAAGGGGTCTATGGAAAGCAACCGCGGGCCGCTTGCCATCTCAAAGGTCGACTACGAGGCCGCAACAGGCAAGCCCCTGGCGCCCGTCAAACCCTTCGGGAGGGCGCCGCGAGAGCGCGACACTATCCCCTGGACGGACCTGGAGGCCGGCGACCGCGTGGCGATCGCCAAATACTACGCTGCCCAGGAGGGGAAGGGGAAGGCGTCTAAAGAGACTCGCGCGCCGGCCGAAGCGCCCAAGCAGGCCCCCGCACCGAGCGGCCCCGTCACGCAGCAGGAAATCGAGGCGGGCATGGCAGAACTGCAGGGCATGGCGGCCAGGAACGAGCTGTCGCGGGCGGAAATCGACATCGCCAACAGGAAACTCGCGGAGAACCCGGCCAACGTCAGGGAGATCCTGCGCCTCCTGAAGGGTGGCAAGTGACCAACCGCCTTCAAAGCCTCGTCGAGGACGAGCCGGAGGAAAACCGCCTGGCGTCACTCGACAAGCCCGAGCGCAACCGCCTGGCGTCCCTGGACACCCCGGAGGTCAATCGCCTGGCGCCCCTGGAGTTCGGATACGGCCAGCCGGCGGTCGCCGCGGCCCTGCCGGTGGGGCCGCCGGGCGCCCTCGACCTCACCGAGGGGCTTTCCGGCACGGCGCCGTGGCAGGGAGGCCCGCAGCCGCAGCTCGCCTACGGTGTCATGAACGCCCCCGCCATCCAACGAGACGCCGAGCTCGAGCACGCACAGCAGACCGCGCGCGTGCTGGCCGAGCCTGAGGCCCGCAGCGTCCTGGGCAAGATCGCCGACCAGGTCGAGCGCGGCTATGTCGACCTGGGCACCAATGAAATCGAGTTCATCCAACTCGCGACGGGGCAGATCGCGGGCGGCAAGGGAGCCCTCCAGGGGTGGACGCCCGGGAAAATCGAGTCGCAGAAGGTCTACCAGGCACTGAAAGACGAGCTGCGCCCGGTAAAGCCCGAGCCGGACACGGGCGCCGTCGGCCAGCTCGTCGGCAGGGGCGTCTTCGGCGCCGCGAGGATGGCCCCGGCGATGTTGTACGGCGGCGTCGCCGCGGCGGGGGCCCCGATGGGCGGGACGGCGTTCTGGGTGACGCAGATTTGGCCGGACAGGAGGAGGCAGCTCCTGGCGGCGGGGATGGAACCCGTCCAGGCGAACATATTCGCCCTGGGGGCCGCTGTGGCCGAGGCGGTAATCGAGGACCTCCAGGTCAGACAGATGATGCCGACGGGCCTCGCCGCTGGCGCGCTGAAGGCGTTCAGGCAGGCTTACGCGAAGTCGGTGATGGGGCAGATAGTCAAGAGCGCGGGGAAGGCCGCGGTCGTCCTGGGGAAAGAATGGTCCGAAGAGGTCGCGCAGAAGGCCGTCGAACTCGGCACCCAGGCGGCGGCCAGCTACGCCTCCCGCGCGTCCGGCAGGCCCCTGGACATCGACTTCGAAGGCCAGATGCGCGCCGGCGTCAGCGAGCTCGTGGACGCCGGGCTTTCCATCCCGGTGCTCATGGCCTTCGGGCAGGGCGTGGACGTCACAACCGCCGTCGGAGGCGCGCGCCAGGTCCAGAAGGCCCGCGCTCAGGCCGAGAGGCGCGCCTCTCGCATAGACCGCGCGCTCGAGGGCAGGGCGGCGCGAGGCGTCAGTCAGCTCCAAATGGGCGCGGCGCCGGCCGGCGTCGTCTCGCCCAAGGCAGTCAGCTACCCCGTCCCGGAAATCGTGCCTGCGGAAACGGTGCGCCTGCCCGGGGCGGAGGTCGAGGTACGAGCGGGGCGCATAGTCCCGAGAGGAGGTCAGTATGGTACGGAAGGAAAAGGACGGGTGGCACGTGAGGAGCCACAAGGGCAAGAACCTGGGGGGCCCCTACCCGTCGAAGGCGAAGGCCGTGAAGCGCCTGGCCCAGGTGGAGCACTTCAAACACCAGGACAGGTAATCGAGGTCGGGGATTTCATACAGGGCGAACGAGGGCGCGGCTGGGCCGAGAAGTTCGTCGACCTGGGGGAGGGCAAGCGCGGGTGGATCGTACAGGCCGGCATGGGCAAGCTCTTCATCGACGAGAAGGAAGCGCGCCTCGTCAGGAAGCGGAAGCCGCAACCGCCGCCGCCGGGTGTTGCGCCGCAGCCCGCGGCGGCGGAGGCGCCGGCTCCTGGGGCAGCGGAATTGGGCCCGCCCGACCACATAAGCCGGCGCCCTGGCCGTGCGGAAGCGAAGGCCGAGAAGCAGCCGTGGGAGATGACGCCAGAAGAACACGCGCATTGGGACTTAGATCGCAGAGTTGCCCGTGGAGAACACGGTACGAAAGCCGTTCAGGAGGGACGCGCTCCTTTTCGCTACGACGCCGAAGGCAATGTTCTATTCACCAGGGCTCAAGGGGAAGATGTCCTTGTTCTGACAGGCGCCCGAGCGAATCTCAAAGAGGGCATGGAACGACGCGAACGAATAAATGCCGAGCTGTTTGACAATGTGAACGCGGCGCAGGCGTCGCCATTGGGAGGCGGACACCCGTTAGCCCTGCCAGAAGGCTATGTCCGCGAGGGCGAGTTCTACGTTTATCGTGCCCCCGCAGCGGGGCGCCAGGTGCGCGGGGGCGGCGCGGCCTACCAGGTCGGCGAGGCGCGCCAGCGCGGGAGGATCTCCGCGGGCGAGGCGCGCCTGTTGCGCTACCTCTTGAAGGTCGCCCCCGACTTCGACGAGAACAGCCGGCTCGAGATCCTCTCCTCGGTGATGGAGGCGACGCCGGAGATCCTCGCGGCCGAGGGCATCGTCCCGCGCCCGGGCGTCAAGTACGAGGTCCACGGCGTAACTGAGGCCAAGCTCCAGGCCGGCGTGCTTCAGACGACCGTGCGCCTGTTGCAGGGGGCCGACGCGGAAACGGCCGTACATGAATTTCTGGAACGGTTCTGGAGGCGCCTGCCCGCGGCCGAGCAGCGCCGCGTCGAACAGTGGCACGCCGCCACACAGGACCCCAGGCGGGTAAGCGAGCACTTCAGCGACGAGGGGGCCGTCTTTATCTTCTCGAAAAAGCTCCACGAGCGCGTCGGCCCGATCCGGCATCTCTTCGAGCGCGCGAGGGCGTCCCTGCGGGCGCTCCTGGCGCGTATACGGACCTTCCGGGCGACGGCCCACCCAATATGGCTCGAAGACCTCTGGCGTCAAGCCTTCGGCGCTGAAGCGCCTCCCTCGCGCGAAATACAGCCCCCAGGCCCGGCGACCCCTCCCTTCGAGCAGCGCACGCAGGGGCGCCTGTGGCCGTCCTACCAGGTCAGGGCCGAGGAGGCCGACTTCGCCCCGGTGTTCTACTCGAAACTCCTGCGCGTCCTCGAGGAAAAGATGGGCGAGCGGGCGCGCCCCGACGAGGTCATGAGGATGGTCCAGAACGCCGGCGTCAAGGAGGAGGAGATATTCTGGACGGAGCTCGGGAGCTCGCTTGGCAAGCTCACCAGGGACGGGATGGTCAGCAAGGACGAGCTCCTTACGGCCATGCGCCAGAACGAGATCATCGTCGACGAGCTCGAGAAGTACGAGAAACCGCCGAAGGAGAAGGACTTCGCCTGGTACGAGGAACACCCCGGCGTCTGGCGGACGGACTCGATCGACATACCCGTTGAAGTGGTAGAGAAAGGCCGCGGCAGGTACGAGCTGCGCCCGTATGGCGAGCTCGACCAGATCGCGGCCTGGCGAATCACGGCCTACAACGTAAGCCACGCCTGGGACCAGGCCGCTCATTGGATGGTGCAGTTCTGGGAGGAAACGGCCGCGGAGGCCCCCGAGGACAGGAGAGTACAATACCCTGAATACACGCTCATGGGCGCGGGCCCCCACTACACGGAGCTGCTCCTTCGCGTAGACGAGGCGATGGACTACGAGCAGCCGCACTGGACAGAACAGGGCGTCGTCGCGCACGTGCGTTTCGACAGGACCACCGACGAGGCGGGCCGGCAGGTCCTCTTTATCGAGGAGATCCAGAGCGACCTCCACCAGCAGGGCAGGGAGGACGGGTATATCGTCAAGTCGCGTCCGGAGGAGTGGACCGTGGTCGAGCGGAGCCCGGGCCTTTGGACGCCACACGCGCTGGCCCGAGCGGGGCGATATGCCTACATCGTCAGGCACCCGACGAACGGCACGCTGACCGTGTACGCCGACACTGACGCCGAAGCGCAAGAAAAGGCCGCGCGCCAGATGACGGCGCGCCAAGTGGGCGGCGTGCCAGACGCCCCCTTCCGCCACACCTGGCCCGAACTGTGCCTGAAGCGGATGATACGGTGGGCGGCCGAGAACGATTACGACATGGTGGCCTGGACGACGGGGGCGCAGCAGAACCAGCGGTGGGGCCAGACCTACCGCGGGAACATGATCGAGGCCTCGCGCACCAGGGAGGGAGTCTATCGCGTCGAACTGTACCAATCCGCGGGCGAGCGCTACCGGACCGGGGCGCCGAATGCGTTGGTCCAAAGCTGGAGCTTTCCATCCCGGCAGGCCCTCGTCGCGGGCCTGGGCGGACAGCTCGGGCCGGAGGTACTCCAGGCCATAGAGTCGGACCCGACGCACACCATCGTCATAGAGCGAGAAGGCATAGAGGTGGGGGCCGGCGGCCTGGCGGAGTTTTACGACAAGGTCCTCGTCAACACCGCGCGCAAGCTCGTCAAGCGCTTCGGCGGCAAGGTCCTCCTCACAAAGGTCTCGTCGGGTGCGCCCGCTTGGGGCTTCCCACTTACGCCGGCCATGAAGGACTCGGCGCTGCGCGTGGGGTTCCCCTCTTTCCAGGTCCGCCAGGCGGGGCTTTTCGGCCAGGAGCCGGAGAAGGAAAGGCCGGCCGAGGCGGCGGGGCCGGTGGACCTCTTTGGAAGGCCGATAGCCGAGCGCCGGCGCCGACCGGCCAGGCCCGGTGAGCCCGCGCCGTCACTCTTTGCCGGCGGCCTCGAGGAGACCGAGCCCGGGCCCATCGTCGAGGAGAAGAGGGAGACGCTTTTCGGCGGGGAGGAGGCACCCAGGCATCTCGGGAAGGAGCGCAAGGCGCTCCTGCGCCAGGCGGAGAGGGAGCTGCGGGAACGGGGGGACGACGAGACGGCAAGAATGGTCAGGCAGCTCGCGTCGATGAAGGGGCAGATCTCCGACGACCTCGACGTCGCGGCGGAGAACTTCTACAACGACCGCCGCGCCGGCGTGGGCCGCGCAACGACGCTCCTGTATAACGCCGCGAGGGCCCTGGCCGACAAGTGGCAGAAGCTGAGGCCGGCCGACCTGGGGTTTGCCGAGGCGCCTCGGTCCGCGGCGCCCGAAGCCGAGGGAGAAGTCGCCGCGTGGTTGGGCGCCAGGGAGAGGGAGGCGGGGCGCAAAAGGGCCGAGGCGCAGGTCGAGAAAGAAGAGCCGTTACCGCCCCAGGTCGCCGCCGCGCAGGCGGCGCGAGCGGAGGTCGAGGGGAAAGAACCCTGGGAGATGACGCGTGCCGAGTGGGAGAGCGGCAGGGTCCGGCACCCCTGGCGGTCTGATAGAGGCACCCACCCCGTCCGCAAGTGGCTCTACTACGGCGTCGACGCGAAGGGGGGCAAGGTAGAACACAGCGACGTCCTGCAGAAAGCGCTGCGCGACGGGGAAAGCGTGCCGCGAGAGGTACTTCTCGAGTATCGCGCCCAGCCCTGGGCCCAGGAGAGACTCTCGCAGATTGCCGAGAGGGAGATGTTCGACGAGTTCGTGCGTAAGGAAATGGAGCAGGGGGGCAATAGCGCGACGGCGAAAAACCTCGCACGCCGGTATCTCCAGCCTGCCGCGGCCGCCCTGGCGAAGAGACCCTGGCAACGTATAGAGGTCCTCGCCCGCAAGCTCCAGCCGAGGAAGGCCGAGTCGAGGGCGTTTCTGACAAGGCTGGTCGCCCAGGACATGAGGGACTATTTCGCGGTCATGTGGGACGCACGGGGGGAGGCGTATTTCGCCCTGAGAGACGCGCCGCCGAAGCGCGGACTCTTGGCGGAGCCGCCGACGGCCGAGGCCGCGGAGCAAGCGGCCGAGTCCGAGGCCGTGGCACAAGACCGCCGCGAGTTCATGGAAAAGCTGGCGCGGTGGGAGCGCGAGGAGCAAGAGCCGCCGGCGCCGGAAGGAGAGGCGCCGAACGAGTACGGGGCCTTCACGCGGAGCGAGAAGATACATATCCGGCTGCCCAAGTCCTACAGGACCGAGGTTACTCTGCGCGTCGTCAAGGGGTACAAGGACCGGCGCTGGCATTGGGGCGTAGAACTGGAGCAGCATTACGGGTCACACAGCGGCGCGCTCATGGGCCCCTCGAGCAGGGACGAAGGCTATGAGACCCGAGACGAGGCCGTCGCGGCGGCGGCGCAAGAGGCGCTTGAATGGGCGCGAGACCAGGCAGCCCGCGGTGAACAACACGCGCCGAACGTGGCCGCGGCGATAGAAAAGTGGCTCGGTCTGGCCGGCGGAGAGAGCTTGCCCGGCTTCCAGGTCCGCGAGGCCGGCGGCGAGCTGCCCCTCGAGCCCGCGCCCAAGACGCCGGCGGCGCCCGCGGAGACCGACCAGGAGGCCGCGGAGACCGCCGCGCGGCGCGCCCCCATCGAACAGATCGTCGAGGACCTGGCGCGCCTCTTGGAGCCGCCGCGGGAGGTCTCGGTCCAGACCCGCGCGTCGATGGTCCGGGAGGCCGAGCAGGAGATTTTGAAGAATTGGTCTTACAGGGAGATGCTCGTCGGCGCCGAGGGAGCGGGCGAGGGCGTCGGGGGGATCGAGGGGATCAACGCGCACACCCGCTACCGGATCGGCATACCGGAGTGGAAGGGCGAGGTAATGCAGTTTGTCGGCCGACCCGGCGAGAAGGGCGGGCGGCAGTACCTCTGGCGGCATATCATCCGCAGCGACCGCGCGGTCGGCACCGAGAAGGGGTGGGACGAGACGCTTGACGCCATGGGTCGGGGCGGGGAGTCAATCGAGACGTTCCTGGAGCTCCTCGACCAGGTCGTCACCGCCAAGCGCAAATACGGGAACGTGAACGCCTACGCGCTCGACCAGGCCCTCGAGATGGGGGACGCGGGCCTGGAGTTCGCCTGGGCAAAATACTCCGGGCTGAAAGAGGGTTACACGCTGGAGGAGATCAACTCTACGCTCGTGGACGTCGCAATGGAGCAGGGGGCCACTGAGGCGGACATAGAGAGCTCCCTGCTGCGGCCCTCCACGAAGACCAGGACGAAACGCACGTTTATTACCGAGTCGCTGCGCGCGAAGGTCCTCGCCGCAGTACGCAAGGCCGGCCAGGCCGGCGAGTCGGTGGCGCGCGAGCAGCTCCAGAAGAAGGTACGCGACGCCCGCCGCGCGCTCGCGCACGTGAGGAGCGACTTCAAGCAGGCCGAGGAGTTCATCCGCAAGGAAGCCGCCCAGGACGCGGCGGCGAAGGTCCGCAAGCAGTTCATGGACGAGAAGGTCAGGCAGAAGGAGCTGCGCGCCGCCCTGGCCGAGTTCCTGAAAAAGCACGTCGGAACTAAAACCCGCGGCCGGCTGCTGCCCCACCTGGACAAGGTCACGACCAAGAAGGGCCTGGAAAAGGTAATGACCCTGGGGCAGAAGATGGCCGAGCAGGAGCAGGCCCGGGACCTGCGCGGGCTGATACAGCGGGAGCTCGCCAGGGGCAAGCCCCGCAGCGGGGAGAGGGGATACCTCCAGGGGCGCCGGACCGCGGACGTCGAGGAGAAGCTGGAGGACATCCGCGCGCACCGCAACGACGACCGCGACCAGGTCCGCGCCTCCATCGACGCCGCCATAGAGGCTTACGAGTCGCCCCAGGGGGGCACGCCGGCGTCCTACGACGACATGATGGACAAGATCGAGCGGATGAAGCTGTGGGGGACTAACCAGATGACCGCGGAGGAGGCGGCCTGGGCCCTGGAGGAGATCCGGCATATCAAGAGGTCGGGGCTGGGCCTGGCCGAGGCCAAGCGCCAGCTGGCGCGCGAGAACACCGAGCGCAACGCCGAGGTCGCCGTTGGCGTCATTACGGAGGGCAAAGGCCTCAAGCCCGGCGCCGGCACGATCCCGCGCGCCCAGCGCGAGGCGCAGCGGACCTGGCTCGACAAGTTCCTCAACGCGCAGTACGGCTGGGACGAGCTTATAGAGAAGCTCTCCCAGCGCGAGCGCGGCCATAAACCGTACGAGGGCGCCCTCTTCGAGCTGACGAACGTGATCCACGATGCGCGCACGGAGCAGGCCCGGGGGACGATGGACGTCTTTAAGGAGGTCCGGGTCGGCCTCGAGGTCGTGTTCGGCACACAGGACACCGGCGAGCTCAACCGCATACTCAACACGATGGAGATGGTCGAACTCGACCTGGGCGAGTTCGTCAACGCCCGGGGCGAGCTCGTCCGCCTGAAGCTGACCGCCGAGCAGATGCTGAAAAAGTGGGAGGAGATGCACGACCCGACCCTGACGGAGACCCTCATGCACCCGAGGGGCAACGCCCTCACTCCGAAAATGCTGAAGGCCATCGAGGGGGGCCTGAGCGACGAGGAGAAGGCCTGGGGCCGGTGGCAGCTCGCGTTCTACCAGCGATACTACCACGGCGTTAACGCGGTGTGGCGCGACATGAACGGCGTCAACCTGCCCCACAACAGGCATTACTCGCCGATCTCCAGGGACGTCGAGGCGGGGATCCCGGAAAACGTGCTCATGGGCCAGGAGACCAGCCGCTACGCGGCCGTCACGAGCCGCTCCCTGAAAACCCGCGTGCCCAACCTGCACCCGCTCATGTACACGTCCGCGACGGGCACCCTCGTCAACCATATCCTCCAGATGGAGCACTACCGGGCTTTCGCGGTGCCGGTCCGGGAGATGAGGCGCCTCTTCCAGCACAGGGACGTCCGCGAGGCCATACGGCAGTACCGCGGCGCGGACGTCCTCGCCAAGGTCGACGACTTCCTCAACGACATAGCGCGCGACGGCGTCACGCGGGCCCGCAGCGTCTTTGTGCTCGACTGGCTGCGGCGCAACGCCATCAAGGCCCTGCTGGGGTTCAAGCCCGTCATAGCGGCAAAGCAGGTCCCGAGCGTCCTGGCGTATATGCTGGAGATGCCTGCCGGCCGGTTCTTCCAGGGCGTTGCCGACTTCTGGAGGGCGCCGTTGGACCACTACCGGCACCTTATCGAGGGGTCGCCTCTCATTGCCGAGCGGTTCCGCGCGGGCTTCGAGAGGGACATACGGGCGGCACTGGCCGGCCGCGGGCGCCGCCGCGCCGCGAGGGTCGCAAGCGGCAAGGGGAGCGTCGAGGACCTCTACCTTTTGCTGACGCGCCAGGGCGACCAGCTCGCGGTGATGCAGGGCGCCTGGGCGGCGTACCGCTACGCCCTCAAGACGGGCAAGTCCGAGGCCCAGGCGTGGCGCTTTGCCGAGAGGGTCACAGAAAGGACCCAGCCCACGTCGAACGTCGAGACGCTGAGCTCCCTCCAGCGCGGCGGGTCCTGGGCCAAGATGTTCACGATGTTCCAGTCGCAGCTCAACAAGTATTTTCGCAGCGAGGCCACCTACGCCCGGGCGCTGCGGTACGGCCGGGGATCCAGGGTCAAGGCGCTCTCCAACCTGATACTCGTGTGGGTCGTCCTGCCCTCGTTGTTTCAGCTGCTGGCCGACGGGTTGAAGTACCGGCCCCGCCGGCAGCTCAGGCCGCTCATTCTCGGACCGCTCAACAACGTGCTGGTGTTCGGACAGCTCGCGCAGACGATCTTCGACCGGCTCCTCAAGGAGCCCTGGGGCTACCAGGCCAGTCCGCTTTTTGCGTCCGTCGACGACCTCTTGAAGGCCGCGTCGTCGGCCAGGCGCGCCGTCGAGCGCGGGGGGAATGTCCTGGACATGGTACAGAGCGCGGACTTCATCCTGGCGCTCGAACGCGCCGCCGAGGGCTTCGGCAAGATCGCCGGCGTCCCCACGCCTTACTTCGTGCAGGCCGAGAGGGCAATCCGCAGGGGCAAGCCGCTGGAGCTCATCTGGACGAAAGGCGCCCTGGAAGAGGAGCCCGAGACGGCGGGCAGGGGCCGGCGGGGCCGGGGATCCCGCAGCCGCTGAAGTTTTTCTCTTGACGTTTCTTTCCGTGGCGCGTATAAACTTCCGGCGTATGCGCTTTCTCATATTGGGGGACGCGGAAATGAGACAGGCCGTTAGACGAGTAGCCCTTCCCGCTCTGGCCGTGCTCTACGGCCTGCTGCTGCTGTGGCAGACGATGGCGACGCCGCTGAGGCCGTTCGACGAGAACCTGTGGTACCTGCGGTCGTGCCGCTGGCCGGCGGAGTGCCGGCCGTATGGCGGGTGGCTCTACAACGCGGCGGTGGACGTCCCGGCGGTCAACCGCTGGGCCTACGGCGCCGCGCTGCGGCTGTCGCGGCTGACGGAGCTCCCCTGCCCGCGGGCGGACTACAGCAAGTCGCACGCGCAGAACATCCTCGAGGGGCGCCTGCCTCCCTGGCAGGGCGTCATGGTAATGCGGTCGGTCAACGTCGCGGCTTACCTGGCGACGCTGGCGCTCCTGTGGCTGACCGCGCGCATGGCGCTGGGGTGCTCTGTCGGGACGGCCAGGGCCTCGGCCTGGGCCGCGCTGGCCGTCGTCCCGCTGGCGTTCTCGAAGATACAGGTGTTTGATGTGGTCGCGCGCGCCGGCCCCGATGCGCTCCTCGCGTTTGCGATGGCGGCGATGCTTGCCGCCTGGACGTACTGGCATCTTCGCGCCGAGGCGACCAGCCTCAAGGTGGTCCTCTACCTGGGGGCGCTGGCGGGCCTGGCCACGGGCGCGAAGCTCAACGGGGCCCTCATGGTGCTTGCGCTGGTCGGCTACCTGGTCGCGTACTGCCGCGGACGCGACAGGCTCGTCAAGCCCCTGGCGGCGATCGGCGTTTCCCTCGTGGCGTTCTCGCTCTTGAACCCGGTCGTCTTTATGGGCGGCGTCCCTCCGTACCAGCCGCTTCTCGATATGATCCAGCGCAGGCTGCATATCATCGGGATGCGGCAGGAGTGGACGGGACCGATGGGCTGGCTCGAGTTCACGCGGACCGCCGTACCCGCCTGGCCGGTCCTGCCGCTCTTCGCCGCGGGGCTCGTGGCCGCGCGCAGGGCGCAGTGGTTCCGACCGGTCGCATGGTGGTGCGCGCTGCTGACGCTGGGTACCTTCTTCAGCATCAACAGGCCGGTGCCGGCGTACCTGGGGCCGCTGGAGCTCGGCCTCTATTTTCCGGGGAGCCTGTGCCTGGTGTGGCTGATGGGGCGCAGGTCAGAACGCGACGCGCTCGATGCCCTCGCGCTGGTATGCCGGCGAAAAATGGGCGTAGAGCTGGGTGGTCGAGAGGTCGGCGTGCCCGAGCCACGCCTGGATGGTGGTAAGGGGGATCCCCGCGCCGGCAGCCGCGACGGCAAAGGTGTGCCGGAGCGTGTGAAAGCCCAGCCGCTTTAAGGTTCGCGCCCTCGGGTTGTCCGCCTTTCGCCGCCTGTTTTCCGCGTCAATAATCATATCGGCCTTGCGCCGCAGGTTGCGCGGCTGCCAGCGCTTTCCTTCCGGGGAGGGACAGACGGGTCCCCACCGCTTTCGGTGTGCCGACAGCCACGCGTAGAGCTCGGCGTGTAACGGGAGCGTCCGGGCCTGTCTCGATTTCGGGCGCCACTCGCCGACCGCCGCGACCTGAAGCGTGTGCGACCGCAGGCTCACGCGCGGCCACTCCAGGAACACAATCTCCTGGAGGCGCAACCCGGCGTAGAGGCCCAGGAGATAGGGGCCATCGAGCAGCGTGCCGGCAAAGACCCCGCGGTACTCCGCGACCTGCCCGGGCAGGAGATACTGCGGGACGTTGGGCGCGCCGTGGAAGGGCATCGGGAGCCGGCTGCGGCCCGGCGCCGGCACGCGGACGTCCGACATCGGCGAGCGGTCGATGTAGCCGACGGCCACAGCGAAGCGTAGGAGAGTGCGAAGATACTGAGCCATGCCCCGCCGGCCCGTGACGGCCGAGAGGACACCCTCGCAGTCGGCGCGGGCGATACTGCGGACCTTGAGCGAGCCGAGGAGCCCCTGGGCCTGGCGCCGGCGCCAGCCGAGCCAGCTGAGATAGGACTTGCTGAGTCCGGCCGCCTTGCGGTTGGCCTCGAGGGCATCCATCAGCGCGGAGACGCGGAGCGAGGGAACGCCGGCCGCGCGGTCGGCCAGGGAACGCATGACCTCTGAGGGGCGTTCGTGCCCCAGGCTGGCGTCGACCGTCCTGGCGGTTTCAAGGGCGACTCGCGCGTCGTCGGTGTCGAGTTGTTCGCGGTGTCGTTTTCCGTCCAGATGAAAGTAGCAGTGGTACCATCTCCCCCGCCGGTATACCGACACGCGGCCCACCTTTACGATGCGACCCTTCCACAATTCTTCCACAGGCCCGTCGGCGGCTTTTCTGCCCCTTGCCATAAGTCGCGTTCTCGTTAGAAGTTAAATGGTACGCCCGGCAGGATTCGAACCTGCGACCCCCGGTTTAGGAAAACGTTTCGGGGCGTCCGGCGTAAGTCTCGACGGGCGCGGGCGTTGAGTGACAACCAGCGGCCCCCGAAGGGGTTAGGTCCGCCGTCGCCCCGTTGGGAGGCGTCGGGCTGTGTGGCGGTGCAGCGGCCCCTGGAGGCGCTTTCTTCCACAAAACTTCCACAAGACAGCTTAGACGTCCACGTAGGCCTTGACGATAGCGTAGCACCAGACGACCTCGTCGCGCGGGACCAGGCGCGCGGGATGGTCCGGGTTAAGAAAGCCCAGGCGGCACTTGTCGCCCTCGCCGCTCCACAGCGCACAGACGAGCCCGCTCGTGAGCATACAGAGCGCCGGCGCCCCCGCGCGCAGCTGCGTACCCGGCGAGACGACTACAAGCGTCCCGGCCGACAGTCGCGGTGCCATCCCGTCCCCAATGACACTCCACAGAAACAGCTCTTCGTCGCCGGTGTCTTCGGCGACCGGGTACCTCTCGGTCACGATACCACCTCCAAGTCGCGGATCTTCCCCGACAGCCAGAATAAGGACCGGAACAAACCGGTGGCGAACGACGCCCTCGGTCCCCCTCTGCCCCGCGCTCCCCGCGCGCGCCATGAGGATCTCCGCGAGCTCGCGGCCCTCCCTGTTGGCGCGCAGGCTCAGGTTCAACTCCCTGAGCTCCCCGGCTTCCCCTGACGTGCATCCGAGCGCCACGACCAGCTGCTCGAGGCGCTCGATGGTCGGCCGGTGGCGCTCGGCCTCGATCGCCGCGACCCACGACTCCGAGACGCCGATCCTCTCGCCGAGCTCCCGCTGCCCGAGACCGGCGCGCGTGCGGTACTGCCTGATGATCTCTCCGAACCGCGGCGCTGCTGCCATGAGTGACCTGCTACGTGGGACCCGAAACCGTGACCATACCCCAGGAGGGTGTTATAGCGAGCGCACCGGAGCGGTCAAGAATTATTTGTGAAAAAACTTTAGATTTCCCCTTGACGCGCCGAAAGAACACTGTACCATACCGCTGCGGTGCGGCGCGTGGAGGGAATCATGGAGGGGAAGAGGTACGGTGTAAGGTACAGCGTGCAGCGTCTTGCGGCCGCGGTCGCCCGGGCGGGCGTCACGCCAACCCAGCTGGCCGCGGCGGCCGGAGTGGACGCAGCGACGGTCAAAAATCACCTGACGGGCAAAACCCAGCCGAAGGCGGACATCCTCGCGGTCTACGCGGGACGCCTGGGGCGGAGGATCGAGTATTTTTTTGAGGCCGAGCCGTAGCGCAGCGCTGCGGTGCGGGGGACCGGATGCCTGGAGTGATGAGGGCCGGGAAGGTAATCGAGGGGCGGCTGCTGCGCGAGAAGGGCAGCAGGGGCGAATTTCTCCTCGAGAACTACCGCACCGGGGGGATCCACCACGTGGTCAATCCCCTGCTCACCGTTGCCGAGGCGGCCAAGCTGCTCAAGACGTCCGAGTACCAGGTCCGGGAGCTCGCCCGCTCGGGAGAGCTGCGAGGGGCCAAGTGGGGAGGCGCGTGGCGGTTCAGCCTGACCGACCTCGAGGCGTTCTATCTCGCGCACCGCCGGAGCGGGGAGAACAACGAACTGGTCGCCCAGGGCCGCGAGCGCGCTGATGATATTCTAAGACGCGTCCGGGAGCACCCCCCCAGCTCCTGACGCTTGGGCCCGGCGGGGCCGCTCCTTCCCACCCCGCCGGGCGACTTTATGGACGGGGGGAAAAGGGGAGTGCCATGCGCGGCAAAGAGGACGGGCTCACCGTGAGAGCGGTGCTGCGCGCTGTCTGGTACGGTGCCGTCTGTCTCGTCGTGACGGCCGCCGTGTACGCCGTGATCGTGATGCTCTTCTGCAGGTTCGACTGATTACATCCGCAGGAGGGCCATACCGTGAAACTGGGGACGCCCGAGCATCCCAAGCACATCCACCTGCGGAGCGTTCTGGGCACCGGCGCGGCGGAGACCAGCGGCCTCCTGGAGCATACCTGGCATTTTGCGGCGGCGTTCGCCTACAGGGGGGACATCGGCCGCTGGCCCGACGAGGCCATAGAGCACGCCGCCGGCTGGGCAGGGGAACCAGGTCGGATGATCGAGGCGATGGTCGAGTGCCGGTGGCTGGACCGCCACCCTGTCCATCGCCTCGTCGTCCACGACTGGCACGACCACTGCTGGGAGTTCATCCACAAGCGCATCCAGCGGGCGCAGAAGCGCCACGCCGGGGGCAAGGGTCCGCCGGAGCCGGGCTTTGCGAGCCTGCGCGGGAAGTTCGACCCGGAGCGCGTCGGCGCGAGTCTGGACAGCGGCGGACAACGGCAGACAGTGGCAGACAACGGCGGCCTATCCCTTCCATGTCCTTCCATGTCATGTCATTCCTCTCCTGACCTGGCCCCTGGACAGGTCAGGTCAGGAGAGGACATCTCTTCGGACGCGTCCAGCGACGCTAAAGGCGGGTCGACCCTCGCCGAGGCCGTCTGCCACTGCATCGACATCATCGAGAAGAACCGCCCCAGGAAGGCCGAGGTCGCCGACGCGAGCCCCGGCGGGCCGGCTTTTGACTATGTTCATAAGAGGCCTAAGTAGGAGAGGAGCGCTCTATGACTATGGGACAGGGTTACGAGATGGACGACCTCGACCGCAGGGCCAACCAAGTGCGCCCCGCCGTGCCAACCAAGTGCGCCCCGCCGTGCCTCGGGTGGACAAATACGTCGCGGGCTGCCACGGGGCATGGAACATCGACAAGGAAAACCCCAGGGTAGAGGTGACGGTTTCGTGGGAAGAGAGATGCTGATTTACATCGGAGCGATGGTCGGTAAGGGGCTGGAGCACGTGCGCGAGTTGGGATGTGGCGTCATGCTTTCGAGTTCCCGCAGCTGGAGCCCGAGCAAGCGCTGGGGGCAGATGAGGGGCGTGCGGTGCGCGCTCGACAACGGCGCCTGGGGATGCTGGAAACGGGGGCTTCCGTTCGATGAGGGCGCGTTCCTCAAAGCCATTGAGGGGGCGCACCGATGGGGTCTCAGCGTCGACTTCATAGTCGCCCCTGACATCGTCGCCGGCGGCCGCGCGTCTCTCGGCTTTAGCGTCGGCTGGGCCTACGGGCAACTGTTGACAGCGCCGCGGCTGGCGCTTGCCGTGCAGGACGGGATGCTTCCGCAGGACCTCACGCCATACCATCTTGAGCGGTTCACCCATATTTTCGTCGGCGGCACTATGGCCTGGAAGCTGGCAACCGCGCAGATGTGGGTCGAATTCGCGCATGACGTAGGCAAGCAGGCGCATATCGGCGGCGTGGGCACGCGCGACCGTATCAGATGGGCGCGGGAAATAGGGGCCGACTCGGTCGACAGCACGACACTGAGTCGGAATCAGAACTGGGACGAGATGAGAGAGGCAGTGCTCGGCGCGGACCTATTCAACGATAGAGGGGAGGGCGGGGTGGCAGCCGTTTACCCAGCTCGTCGAGCCGGTCGAGGGGATCCGCTGTCTGCAAATGTCCATCGGGCCGCTGTCGCTGATGCTGTGGCAGTGGCCGGCGGCCAAGAGCACACAGAGGACAGCCCGGACCGCCGGGGCTTCGTGTGCAGTTCACAGCGCGTTTCTGGAGGCATTGGCTGAGGCGTAAGGAGGAGGATAGATGCACATTTTCAGAATCGAGGCACACAGCTCTCGGACGTTCAATCATCCATTCGAGAGCTACAGCAATTTCCGGATGGGCGTCACGCTCCTGGCTACCGTGTGGCCGTGGGAGGACAAGAAGGCCGCGGCGCGGCGCCTGTTCGCCCAGGCGGACGCCCAGGCCGAAGAGCAGAAACAGGCGAAATTGAAAGCGCTTCAACCGGCACGGCGGGTTTGCCGCGTCTGCGGCTGTGACGACGACCACTCCTGCCTCCCGGACGACGGTGGGCCTTGCTGGTGGGTGCACCCCGACCTCTGCAGCGCGTGCGCGTACAAGGTGGCCGCAGGGGACGAGGACGATGACGACACGGACGACTACGACCCGGACGAGGAGATAAATCCTCGCTGCCAAGAACACAAGCCGGCCAGTGAGTCGGAGGACCATTAGCCACCCCACGCCCCGGGGGCTTCATACCCCCTGTGACTGCCCGAGGTCCCCGGGGCTCTTTTGAGAGGAGGATGAGATGAGAAAGCGAATGGTGATGGCGGCCCTGGTCGCGTTTCTTTTCTGCTGGGCCATCGTCGAGGTCCCCGCGGAGACGGTGACGATCCGGACCTCGGCGGGGCCGGTGACGCTGGAGATCCACGAGGCGGCGCCGGCGCCCGAACCGGAACCGGAGCCCGAGCCGGACCTGGTGGTGCCGGCGGGGGCAGGGGTCTACGAGTACCGGCGGCTGCCGAGCGAGCAGTGGGAGTGGATGCAGCGGCGGGGGTATACCTGGGGGCGCTTTGTGACCAGCGGCTACCACGACGACCCAGAGAAGGGGCGGGGGTTCCCGGCGATATTCGCCCTCGGGCCGTCGAAGGACCCGGACGAAAAGGTAATCGGGCGGCTCCAGTATCTCTACTCGCAAAAGGCGATCTTCGGCGTCGACCTGTGGAGCGAGAAGCCCTACGACGACAAGGCCAAACAATGGTATGCGTACATCCGGGAGAACATGCCCGAGTGGACGATCTTCACGGGGCCGCTCTCGTGGGCGG